GTTATGTTATTGAGATCTCTACAGGCAGTAACGAACGATAACACGAATGTTTATTGGAGACTTTTTGAGAATGCAACTTTGACTGGTGCGAGTTGGACAAACCATCCAGATCCAAACTCCTTTATGCAATATGATACTACAGCAACTGCGGTCACTGGAGGACAAGCACTTCTTTCAGGATTTACGATTTCTGGTGGTGCCTCTCTGGTTAATGTTGATGATAAAGCAGCACTGCAACTTGGAAGAACTGGTATTGGTACAATCAGCGATACTTATACTCTTGCCTGTGCATCTCCTAATGCCAACAAAGCAGCACTTGCTGTACTTAACTGGATTGAACAAAGGTAATTATTAATTGGAGGTTTATTATGAGTGATAATGTATATCTTGGTAATCCGAATCTAAAAAAAGCAAATACTCAGATTGAATTTACACAAGAACAAATTTTAGAATTTGTTAAGTGTAAAGATGATCCTGTATATTTTGCCAATAATTATGTAAAGATTGTTTCTTTGGATGAAGGTCTTACACAATTTCACCCATATCATTTTCAAGAAAAGTTAATCAATAACTTCCACAATAATAGATTTAATATATGTAAGATGCCACGACAGACTGGCAAGTCTACTACTGTGGTTTCTTATCTTCTTCATTATGCAGTATTTAATGACAGTGTAAATATTGGCATACTTGCAAACAAAGCAGCAACCGCAAGAGAACTTTTAGGTAGATTACAAACTGCATACGAAAATCTCCCAAAGTGGATGCAGCAAGGTATCATATCATGGAACAAAGGTAGTTTGGAGTTAGAAAATGGCAGTAAGATATTGGCAGCTTCTACATCTGCGAGTGCTGTCCGAGGCATGTCGTTCAATATCCTCTTCCTCGACGAATTTGCGTTCGTTCCGAACCATATCGCAGATTCCTTCTTTGCATCTGTTTATCCTACTATTACTTCTGGTAAAAACACAAAAGTCATCATAGTCTCAACACCTCATGGTATGAACCACTTCTATAGGATGTGGCATGATGCAGAAAAAGGAAGTAATGAATACGTTCCAACAGACGTTCATTGGTCTGATGTTCCTGGTAGGGATGATGCATGGAAAGCATCCACCATTGCAAACACATCAGAGGCACAGTTCAAAGTTGAGTTTGAGTGTGAATTTCTTGGGTCTGTCGATACTCTGATTGCTCCAAGCAAATTAAGGACACTAGTATATCAAAATCCAATACAACGGAATGCCGGATTAGACATATACGAACCCCCACAAAAAAATCATGATTATGTAATGACAGTTGACGTAGCAAGGGGTGTTGGTGAAGACTATTCTGCTTTTGTTGTTGTAGATATAACTCAATTTCCACATAGAGTTGTTGCAAAATATAGGAACAATGACATTAAACCAATGTTGTTCCCAAACATAATTTATGAAGTAGCAAAAAATTACAATAGTTCTTTTATTCTTTGCGAAGTTAATGATATTGGTGATCAGGTAGCTTCTATTTTGCAATATGACTTAGAATACCAAAACTTGCTCATGTGCTCAATGCGTGGTAGAGCGGGACAAATTGTTGGTCAAGGATTTTCTGGGAAGAAAACTCAACTTGGAGTTAAGATGTCCAAGACGGTTAAGAAAGTTGGATCACTCAACTTAAAAACTTTAATCGAAGAAAACAAACTCATATTTAATGATTATGAAATTATTTCTGAATTAACCACATTCATTTCAAAACATAATTCGTTTGAGGCAGAAGAAGGTTGCAATGATGACCTGGCAATGTGTTTGGTGATTTATGCTTGGTTAGTTCAAATGGATTATTTCAAAGAATTAACTGATCAAGATGTTAGGAAAAGATTATATGAAGAACAGAAAAACCAAATTGAACAGGACATGGCACCATTTGGATTTTTGAGTGATGGTTTAGATGAGACAAGTTTTGTTGATGCTGATGGGGATAGATGGTTCACTGATGAATATGGAGACCGTTCTTTCATGTGGGAATATATGTAATGGAAATTGATAAGCAAATAAAACTTGGACATTTGCTTTTGTTGGATAGAAGATGTAGAGTTTGTGGAGAAGTTAAAAATTTAGTAGAGAGTTTTTATAGAACAAGAAAAAACAGAGGAGCAGTTCCATCTTCATATTCTTATGAGTGTAAGCAATGCACCATTTGCAGGGTTTCTAATGCGCGTTTTGCGGACCAGGGGAAATGGGAGTATCCTGACTGGTAAATGTTCATGCACTGTTTCCCCACTGAAAGTACTGCAAATTCTAAATAATTTGTAGATAAACTGAGATTCCAGGAGAAAAACATGGCGACTCCTCAATTATCTCCCGGTGTAATTACCAGGGAAGTTGATTTAACGGTCGGGAGAGCTGATAACGTATTAGATAACATTGGTGCTATTGCTGGCCCATTCCCAATTGGTCCTGTAGAGGAAGCCACGACGATAGCTACCGAGCAGCAATTAATCGAAACGTTTGGAAAGCCAATATCAACAGACGCACAGTATGAGTATTGGATGAGTGCTTCATCTTTCCTCTCATATGGTGGAGTATTGAAAGTTGCTAGAGTCGATGGAGCAACTCTCAACAATGCTAACGCAGCAGTCGGTTATGCTAATACCGATTCTTTGAAAATTAAAAACTATGATGATTATGAAGCTAATCATTCATCAAATACTGTAGAGTATGCATACGCTGCAAAAAATCCAGGATCCTGGGCAAATGATTTAAAAGTCTGCTATATTGACGATCTTGCAGACCAGACAATTGGAATTGGAACAACCAACCCAGCAGCATTCGGTGCTGAAATTGGATTTGGTGTAACAACAACTCTTGCCAACACTGCTATTGCTGGAGTCGGAACAACCTCAGCATTTGATGGTTATCTGAAAGGTATCATCACTGGAGTTAGAACTGACGCAACAAATGGAAACAGTGAGATTGATGTTAAGGTTCTGTCTAGAGTATCTGCCGCTGGAACAGAAGTTTCAGTAACTTATGCAGAGGGTAATAATGTAGCATCCTTCCAAACTGGAGATGCAGTCTTCTTTGTCAATAACAGCGGTATTAACACAGGAACTGTAACTGGAGTTGCTGATGGATATACTTCAGGACAAACAAAGGATTGGTACGATTCTCAAGTTTTGAGTCTGACCAATTCAACCATTTATTGGAAGTCTATTGCACCAAAACCATCTACAAATAATTACGTATCTGATAGAAATGGTAAGAACGATGCATTCCACATTGCAATCGTTGATGATACTGGATCAGTAACTGGTATCAGAGGAAATCTTCTTGAAAAGCATGTTGGACTCTCAAAAGCATCTGATACTGTATCTGCAGTAAATTCTCCACAAGTAATTTACTACAAGCAATATCTTGCCAACTTCTCAGAGTACATTTATGCAGGTAAAAACCCTGCAGCAGCTGTTGACGGATACAACGGAACTGCTCCAAGAGCAACTGGATTCTCGACAGCATATACACCAGTCACAACCGCTGCTGGTCTCTGGGGTCAAAAAGCACAAGGAATTACCTTCAGTGCCCTTGGTAACAAGACATACACATTTGGTGGTGGAGTTGATTACTCTGCACAAAATGGACAGAAGGCAACCCTTGGCGATCTGATGACATCATATGAACTGTTCTCAAACAAGGACGAAATTGCTGTAGATTACTTAATTCAAGGTCCTGGTTTAACTCTGGAAGCAGAATCACAAGCAAAAGCAAACAAACTGCTGCAGATCGCTTCCGACAGAAAAGACTGTGTTGCTGTTGTGTCTCCTCATAGAGCAAACGTTGTTGATGTAACAAACACAACAACTCAGACAAATAACGTTATTAGGTTCTTCAGCGCAGTTAATTCTTCTTCATACGGAATCTTTGATAGTGGATACAAATACACTTATGATAGATTCAACAATGAATTTAGATATATTCCATGTAACGCTGACGTTGCTGGATTGATGACAAGAACTAACTTGACATCTTTCCCATGGTTCTCACCTGCTGGTCAGCAAAGAGGTGTTCTGAACAATGCAATTAAACTTGCATACAATCCATCCAAGACTCAAAGAGATCTTCTCTATGAAAACAGAATTAACTCTATTGTTAATCAACCTGGAAGTGGATCTCTCCTCTTTGGCGATAAGACAGCATTAAGTTATCCTTCAGCGTTTGATAGAATTAACGTTCGCAGATTGTTCTTGACCGTTGAGCAAGCACTGCAAAGATCAGCAGAGGCTCAACTCTTTGAACTCAATGATCAAACTACAAGAGCAAACTTCGTAAATATCGTTGAACCATATCTCCGCGATATTCAAGCGAAGCGTGGAATCTTTGACTTCTTAATTATTTGCGATGAAACAAATAATACTCCTGACGTAGTTGATAATAATGAATTCAGGGCTGATATTTTCCTGAAACCAACCAAGTCTATTAACTACATTACCCTTACATTTGTTGCCACCAGAACGGGTGTAAGTTTTGAAGAAGTAGCTGGTAGAGTTTAATTTAGATTAAAAAAACAAGGAGGAACTTAAAATGTCTACTCTCAGAACGATCACTGATTTTAAATCAAAACTAGTCGGAGGTGGCGCAAGACCTAATTTATTTGAAGTTGAGATCCCATCATTCCCAGTGGCAGCAGGAAACAATGTTTGGAGAACTGGTGTTAACCAGGAATCCGATACTTTCAAATTCCTGTGTAAGGCTGCTAACCTCCCAGCATCGAACGTAACTCCAATCGAAGTCCCATTCAGAGGAAGAGTTCTTAAAGTTGCTGGAGACAGAACCTTCGACGTTTGGAGTGTTACAGTCATCAATGATGAAAACTTCTTACTGAGAAATGCTTTCGAAACATGGATGCAAGGAATTAGTAAGAACAGTAACAACACTGGCGCTACCAACCCAGCATCATACATGACTTATGCGCTTGTCCATCAACTTGGAAGAGGTGCTGACAGAGGAGCACAATCAACAACTAATTCCCCCGCAACGGGAGGAACCAACGTAACTCCACTGAAAACATATACATTTTATGATATCTTCCCAACAACGATTTCTGAAATCGCGCTTTCTTATGAAAATACTGATGCTATTGAGGAATTCACTGTTGATTTCCAAGTTCAATATTGGGAACCAGGCGCATACACCAAAGATCGCGCATAATTATATTCAATAAATACTAGAAAGGTAATTTCTAGTCTATAAATTATGTCCAAGTTATTTGGGTTCTCAATTGAGGACACTGAACCATTATCACCCACTACGGTTTCCCCCGTTCCTCCTAACAACGAGGACGGGGTTGACCATTATTTGAGTAGTGGGTTTTTTGGGTCATATGTTGATATTGAAGGTGTCTTTAGAACAGAATTTGATCTTATTAAAAGATATCGTGAGATGTCTTTGCATCCAGAGTGCGATAGTGCAATCGAAGACATTGTAAATGAAGCGATTGTTTCCGATACTAATGACAGTCCAGTAGAAATTGAATTGTCAAATTTAAACGCTAGTGATGGAATCAAGAAGAAAATAAGACAAGAATTCAAAACTATTTTGGAATTAATGGACTTTGATAGAAAGTCCCATGAAATCTATAGAAATTGGTATATTGATGGAAGACTCTATTACCACAAAGTAATCGACTTTAAAAATCCACAAGAAGGAATTAAAGAACTGAGATATATTGACGCAATGAAGATGCGTTTTGTTAGAACAACCAAAAAGAAAAAAGATAACAACCAAAGAATACGAGTTATCAACACAAATGATAACCCAATGGATTATGAATTCCCAGAAATAGAAGAATATTTCATCTATAATCCAAAAACTTCATATCCAACCACCAACCCATCTTCAATGGGTGGTCATGGTGGAATTAGAATGACCAGAGATTCAATCGCATATTGCACTTCTGGTCTGGTTGATAGAAATAAAGGAGCAACACTTTCATACTTACATAAAGCGATTAAGTCTCTGAATCAATTGAGAATGATCGAAGACTCTCTGGTTATCTACCGTTTGAGTAGAGCACCTGAGCGTAGAATTTTTTACATCGACGTTGGTAATCTCCCCAAAGTAAAAGCAGAACAATATCTTCGTGATGTTATGATGCGTTATCGTAACAAGTTAGTTTATAACGCAGATACTGGAGAAATTCGTGATGATAAAAAATACATGAGTATGCTCGAAGATTTTTGGCTTCCTCGTCGTGAAGGTGGTAGAGGTACAGAAATTTCTACACTTCCTGGCGGTCAAAACCTTGGAGAAATCACTGACATTGAGTATTTCAAAAAGAAATTATATCGTTCTTTGAATGTTCCACCATCAAGAATGGATGGAGAAGGTGGTTTTAATCTTGGACGTTCATCTGAAATTTTAAGAGATGAAGTCAAGTTCAGCAAATTTGTTTCGCGTCTGAGAAAAAGATTTTCATATCTTTTCAGCGATATGCTCAAGACTCAATTAATTCTGAAAAACATTTGCACACCAGAAGATTGGGAGGTTATGAGTGAGCACATTCAATATGACTTCCTCTATGATAATCACTTCTCCGAATTAAAAGATGCAGAACTTTTGAATGAAAGACTGACCATGGTTCAAGCAGCAGAACCATATGTTGGCAAATATTTCTCACAAGATTATTTGAGAAGAAAAGTATTACGTCAAACTGATCAAGAGATCATTGAACAAGATGAATTAATTGCAAAAGAAATTAAAGAAGGAATTATTCCAGATCCAAGTATTCCTGTAGATCCCAATACAGGTCTTCCTCTAGATCAAACTGCACAAATGGACTTAGGTAAACCAGTAATGGAACCAGAAGTTAATGCCCAAGCAACAGAAGCAAATGCTAGTGCTGTTGAAATGGATGCAAACATTGTAAAACCACCGAAAGGTGGAGTCATATAAATACTCCTGACCTGACATTATTAACAAAAAATGGATGATTTAATGGATATGATTGCTTCTGATGAGTCGCCTTCACAAATTAGCGATAAAATCAAAGATATTCTATTTGCAAAATCTGCAGAAAGAATTGATGGATTCAAACCAATGGCTGCAAATGCTTTATTTGGTGAAAATGAAGCGGAAGAGGAAGTAGAATATTCTGACGAAGACGAAGAATAATTATAATTAATAAATAACTAGTAAATGAATTAATAATAACAAAATGGCACATAGACCGGTTGGGGTCGGAACCTCAGTTGCAATTACAGCAGGAACAGCAACAACAACTTTATCGTTTGGAGTTCAATCCAATTCGATCAGAGTAGTTACCACCAGTAACGCATATGTTGCTGTTGGCGCAACTCCTTCTGCAACAAGACTAGATTACTATGTGCCATCAAATACTCCAGTTACACTGGCTTTATCAAAAGCCTCTGATAGGGTAACAAATGTTATTACTGGTGCAACAACAAGAATTGATGTTCCAGAGGGAAATCATTCTTCCTTTACTGCCGGAGATTACGTCTCTCTGACAACCAGTGGGGTATCAACAAACCAATCATACTATGATTTTGAAGACAGAGAAGTCCTTTCTGTTGATACCTCTGCTAATGTTGATGGTTCTTTCTCAAGAAGAATTACAGTAAATCATAGCACTTCTGGTATTTTAACAGCATTTGCTTCTCCGCACTCAACTCTGAGACTATCAAACAAAGTTTCAGTCTTTGGTTTAGATGCAGGAACATTATATGCACAACAAGTTCAAGTTAGCGGAGTAGCCTAATGAAACTTATTAGAGAAGAAATCGAAACCGTAGAATTTATCGTTGAAAACAAGAACGGTAAAAAATCACTCTATATTGAGGGAGTTTTCCTTCAGGGTGATATCTGCAACAGAAATGGTCGCATGTATCAGATGGATACCCTCCGTCGTGAAGTTGCTCGTTATAACGAAAACCATGTTATGGCAGGTAGAGCACTTGGCGAACTTGGTCACCCTGATGGTCCTACTGTTAATCTTGATAGAGTTTCCCACAAAATCGTTTCTCTGAAAGAGAGCGGTTCAAACTTTATTGGAAAAGCAAAGATTCTCAATACTCCAATGGGAAAAATTGCATCTTCTTTGATTGAAGAAGGTGTAAAACTTGGAGTTTCTTCAAGAGGAATTGGTTCTCTCAAAATGACAAGAGAGGGAATTAATGTTGTCGGTGACGATTTTATGTTAGCGACTGCTGCTGATATCGTTGCTGATCCTTCCGCTCCTGATGCATTCGTTGAAGGAATTATGGAAGGTAAAGAATGGGTATGGGATGGTGGTATTCTTCGTGAAAAGTTTGCTGCTAAAACATACAGACAGATCAACACTTTAGTTGATCAAAAACAACTAAATGAAAAGAAACTGGACTTATTTAATCAGTTTCTCTCAAATTTATAATTTAATAAATAAATATAGATTATACAAAGGTTAATCGGAGAGTTCAAATGTCTCGTGGTACAAAATTACAAGAAATGGAAGTAGGCACTAAGCAATCCAAAACTGCTGTTAATGCAGGTGCAAAACCAGCAGAAGCAATGGATACTTCAGTAGCTGGATCATACGAAGATCTCGGTGGTCCTACTCCAGAAAATTATAGATCGGATGATGATTCAGCAAAGCTGAAGACCCCTGGAGCAACCCTTAAGCAAGTTAAGGACGTTGTTAATAAGGGTGCTAAGCCTGCAGAAGCAGCAAAAGGAATGAAAGAAGAAGAAGAACTCGACACAGAAGAGATGATCGAAGAAGAGCAAATCGAAGAAACCGTAGAAGAAGAGCAGCAAGAAGTTGTTGCTGAGTATGACATCGAAGAGGATGTCAATGCTCTTCTCGGTGGTGAAGAACTCTCCGAAGAATTCAAAGAAAAGGCAAAGACCATCTTTGAAGCAGCAATCAATGCTAAGATTGCTCAAATTACCGAGGAAATCGAAGCAGCATATGCAGAAAAACTCGAAGAAGCAGTTGCTGAAGAGAAAGAAGCACTTGCTGAGCGTGTAGATTCCTACCTCGAATACGTTGCTGATGAGTGGTTCGCTGAGAACGCTCTCGCAATCGAGCATGGTTTACAAACCGAAATGACTGAGAGCTTCCTCTCAGGCATGAAGGAACTTTTTGAAGCACATTATGTATCAATCCCTGAAGATAAATATGATGTTCTTGAGAGCATGGTAGAAAAACTTGATGACATGGAAGAAAAACTCAACGAGCAGATTGAGAAAAATATTTCCCTTAACAAGCGTCTCGCAGAGTCGGTTGCTGATGGAATCTTAGATCAGGTCTCTGAAGGTCTTGCACAGACTCAGAAAGAGAAGCTCGCTTCACTTGCCGAAAGTGTTGAGTTTGAAAGTGAAGAAGAATATCGTGAAAAGCTGGAGACTTTGAAGGAGGCTTATTTCTCATCAAAGGCAGTATCTCCATCCGCTAAGTCTGAAACCCTCTCCGAAGGTGTTGATGCTTCACCAGAGTCGTATTCGAACTCAATGAGCGCATACCTCAGAACTCTGGGTTCTTTTAGCAAATAATTGAATTTAATATAATTCAAACAAACAAACAATCACTTTATAGGTAACAGCAATGTTTCAATCCGAAAGATTGCAGGAAAAGTGGGCACCTCTCCTCAACTATGAGGGACTTGATCCAATCAAAGATCCCCATCGTAGAGCGGTAACCGCCGTCCTGCTGGAAAACCAAGAAAAATTCCTCCGCGAAGAGCAAGCATTCTCCCACAGTGGAATGCTCATGGAAACCCCAACCAACAGTGGTAACGCTGCTGGTGCTTCAGGTGGTTTCTCTGGATCTGCTACTGAGACTGGTCCTGTCGCAGGTTTCGACCCTGTTCTGATCTCCCTGATCAGACGCTCCATGCCTAACCTGGTCGCTTATGACCTGGCTGGCGTTCAACCAATGAACGGTCCTACTGGACTCATCTTCGCAATGCGCTCCCGCTACACCAACCAAAGCGGAACCGAAGCTCTGTTCAACGAAGCAGATACTGGATTCTCGAACAGCGGTA